AGTCCCTTTTACTGATTTTACCAAATCAGCCACTTTTTTTCAAGTGTTTTTTTACTGCATCGTGAATATATTTGCTTTTATTTTTTTCATTTTTTTATTTGCTTTTATTTCGGAACTCATTTGGAACTCATAAGCAAAAAAGCAGGCTGACTAAACCTGCTTTTTTGTAGCCGTATATGACTGAGATACCGAAATGGAAACAAATTCAAACCATATATATTATAGCATATCCTTACAGCAGGCGCAAATAATATAATTATTGTCTTTCCTTTGCTCTCATTTGAGCTACCCATAAATCAAGAACCTTTCCGCTAGGAGCATCAGGGTCACACATATAAGCTTTAGCAATCTTGACAAGTGTTCCGGTGTCACCGCTGAACGCTGCACCATAATCACTGTACACCATGTTCAGCACATAATACCAATCTGCTTTATGTTTAATATTATGTTGCTCTGCAAGCTGAGTAGTCTGCTCATAAGTCCAATGCTCACCATTAGTGCCATCGGTGTTCTGCATCTTGCTGACAGCCAACTTTGCAAGTGCTTCATCAAAATGCGGACCATAAGCTACGCAATGCAGGTCATAGAGTGTGCGATAAAAAAGGTCTGGACAGTGCATTTTAAGCTTTTCGAGGGCACTGCAAACAATTTCTTCCATTGCTCTCTCTTTTGTGTCGTCACCTATAATCTTGTTCCAATAATCTTTGTAGGAGTGCATAACCACACCCCCTTACGCTAATTTAACAACGCTGATAGCTGCTCTGTTGATAGTTGCGGCTGCTGTTGCCTGTACCTGCAAGCTAGTTGCATTATTCACAGCGCAGCAGGACGGACGAACACGAACAAGCGTAGTAAAAGAAATATTCACGGCCGTGTCAGCGGCACCAGTAACAATACTTTCTGCTCCATTAATAACAGAAGATGTGCTTTCCGTGGTATTCAGAAGCTGCAAGCCAACATTGCCAGCAGCAGCAGGAACAATATCAGCATTTACGCTAACAAGGTACAAGCCACGGATAAGGCTAACACTAGAGCTGCCAGCAGGATGTTTAATAGAAACGCCAGTCAGAAGATTATTAATAGGAAAACTAACAAAACCATTAGCTGCAACAGACTGAGCAGCAACAGCCGCAGCGTTTAAAGAAGATTTTTCATAGCAAATCATTTTTTTCACCTCTTTATGCAATAAAGGTATTTCCTCGACACCTTTAAAATTTATAGTTTTTTAAAGCAATAGGGACGGCTTGCACCGTCCCTAACACAGTGCAGTTAATGCACATAACTTATTTTTAGCCTACATTATAAGCGCAGCCACAAGCACCAGCTACATTGGCAGCGACACTTTGATACGGACTAGACGTAATATAAGCAGGTTGCGGATAAGGTCTTAATGTGCCGATAAGGGTTGCACTCTGTGCCTGTTGAGATAACTGGAAATTAGCTGTCTGCAAATCCCTATCTCTATCGGCAAGCTTATCTCTCAAATCTTGAATCTGATTAGCTACCATAATAGCCCTAGTCTTTTCGCCGTCCTCTTTTACGGCGTTTACAATAGCGCAAGTATTTTGTGCATTTTCATAACGTACTGCGTCAATATTGCGGTTGGTTTCGTAGCCAAGAGAAGCAATAGCCTGTTTTTGTTCGCAGCAGCATTGTTGAGCAGCGAAACGATTTTGTGCAATCTCGCTACCAAGCTGATAGCCAGTCTGCATAATGTCACGCTGTACTCCGTTAAAACCATTCAGCATAGTGCTGTTCTGAGCGTAAAAACCATCACATAAGCCATTCTGCACACCACGAATACCGTCTTTAATATCCTGCATGGAAAATTGGTCTGCAATCTGATCACGTGTCATGCTGCCATTCGCAAAAATTTCTGCACCCATATTGCCGCGGTTATTCCAATTACCGCCCCAGCCGCCCATAAGAGCGAAAAGAACGATAATCCACATAAACCACATACCGCCGCCCCAGCAGTCACCATAACCATTGTTTCGATTCATGTCCATTACAGGGACAATGTTTGTACCTTCCATGTTTTTTTCACCTCCGAGAAATATATGCAAAGCTTCATTGCGCGCCTATTGAAGCTTTAAGCCAAATTGATTTAAAAACTGATTAAGCTGTTCATCGTTCATGCCTTTTTGTTTGGCAAGATTTCTTACAATATTTTGAATCTGTTCAGGTGACTTGCCTTGCCCCATCTGCATTGCTCTACTCATTAGTGGATTTTGTCCTGCGAACTGCTGTATTAGTCCCATTGGGTTTCCTGCTTGCTGTACCATCTGCATCATTTGGAATATGTTCATCATTTGTCATTCCTCCAATCTGCTCTTCGAGCTTTTCGATTCTTCGTTGCAAGGCTATAACAACATTATTGTCAGCATATACAGGTTGTTTTTGCGCTCCGCTTTCCTGTAAAGTATATACTCTAAATACAGGCAAGCCGTCCATGCCAATAAGCTTTTCATAAACCTTTCCTTCAGCAGGAGCCGGGAAATATGTACTGCTTCCGTCAAGGTCAACCTGAGCTGCTTTAGCTTCATCAATGCTTGTAACTATCCTTCCTTTTAGCTGCACAGGAGCTTGCTGCATAGATTGCTGATATGCAGGTTGATACATTTGTTGTTGCTGCAAATAATTCAACCTTTGCTGCATTTGCTGTGTCGCCCCGGCATAAGGGTTATAAGGTCCATATTGTCCGTACATTCTTATCACCTCACCTATATTTTAAATGAGCATAATATAAATAATCCCTAAAAATACAGACAAAAAAGCCTACAAAAACAGACATTAAAATGGGCAAAAAAAAATACAGCCATCTAAACTGTTACAAAATGTAACCTTTTAGATGGCTGTATTATCACATTAGCACTCGATTAATAGCTTTGTAAGCAGTGCTTATTTCTCGGTCAACAGTTTTAGTGGAGATGTTTAGCTCCATTGCGATTTGATAATTCATCTTGCCTTCAACAAATTTCATCTCACAGATTTGCATTTGTCTAGGCGTTATTTTCGCTTCCTGAAGCACTGCATAAAATGAGCGTCTGGAACTTTCTGTCAGCCAGGCTCTTACGCTCTTTTGCAGTTCTTTCATTAAATCACCTTTTCAAAACATAAGCAAGCAGCGCAATCAGACCAATGTTAGCGAACAACATTCCGGCCATGATATAAAACTGCTTATCAATAATTCTTTTGTTTTCAGCAAACAACATTGTTACCATGCCAGCAGGCAAAACTTCCTGCTTAACATTTTCGTTATCATTCATCCTATCACCTCATATAATATATCTTTTTGATATATTATATCACATCAACAAACAGTCAGTCACTAAATAATTTAAGCAAAATAAAAGCGTCCTGCTTTATACAGAACGCTTTAATGGATATCGAATGAAATCCACCAATCAACAGTTTTAAACATGAAGGTTTTATTGACGATATAATTATAACACAAGGGAATTTTTTTTGCAACAAAATAAGGAAAGACAAACTTTGCCTTAATTCTTCATTGCAGCATAAAGCGCACATCCTGCTATAACGTAGGCTATGTTGCGCTGTTTTTTAATGCGCTTCTGTTTTAACTTGTACTCTTTTTCCAGCTCCGTCAAGGATGCGTTGGCATTCGTCAATAAGTTCTCCTGCTCTTTGACTTTCACTTTCAGCGTCAGACAAAGACTGTCCAGCTCGTCCGATTTCTTCTCTAGCTCCGCCAGCTTCTTGTCGGATGCTCCCAACTGTCCCTTCGATTGCGTCAGCAGTTTTTTGTAATTCTCGTTGATTGTTTTTAGCTCCGTCAAGTTGTTTTTGAGTCTGTTGTATTGTTGCTCCGTCAGAACGTACTCCATTGGCTCGTCCGAATACCTGGGCGAACCAGCCGAAGCAGTTAGCGGCATAGAAAATACTACTAGCGACACACACGCCAGCAACAAAAGCAGCAATGATTTTGATTTTTCTTGTTTTCTCATTCTCCATTATTACCTCGTAGAAATGCTTATATTTGTCACACATAATAAATCGCATCAGATGCACAAATTTCGCCTACAAGCGATTTTAGATGCCGACACGATAAATCATAAGCGGCACTAATTTTAAAACGCTCATAGGCGATGCAATTTGTGTGGATTTTTTGTTCAAAACCGTAAAATTATAGCCTACTTGTAAGATAGATATTCAGAATGATTTTAGAGTGCAAAATAATGATGCAACGCACCCAGTACAAAACCTGCAACTAAGCCAACAACAAATTTCTTGTCAATAACAAATGCTTTCAGTTCTTCCATTGTATCACCTCCAATCATTATAAAATGTGTCACCGATTGTTTACGCAAAAAAAATTACAGAAAATGCTACACGTATAGGAGAGGGAATAACTAAACCTCTTATCGGTGACTATATCTAACACGGTCGAAATCGACCAGGTTAAATCATCTTCCGTTTCCTGCTTTGCCGTAGGCAGGAATACCATAAGGAGTAGTCAGGTCAATACCTGCTACATACTCATAAGTAGTCTGCGCCCTGTTGGCGTAACCAGGTCTGTATATTTCGCCAACGTCGGCCGCAATCCAATAGTAATCCTTAAAGAGGTTATAGAGTGCTTCCAAGGAACGCAGGTCGACGTGCATATATCTGTTTGACAAAAAGCGTTTAACTACCCAGGTAGATGTAGGACACCACATACCAGCGTAAATCAAACATCTAGTATCATCCAACGTCGGCACTTGCTGGAGTGCATCGACATATTGCAGGCAGTCACGGGATAACTGATCTAATTGCGCCTGTTGTCCTGCTTCACTTCTCAACAGTTCTTTCAGCATTGGCAGTTCGCCGCTTGCCTTAATATCAATATAGGTGCGGTCCGCAAATTCTACGCCGCCGGGGATAGCTCTCAAAAGCTCGTTGGCTCGATTGCCCTCCCATTGGCTCACACCGATTGAAGGATATGCGTAAGCTGTGCTTTTGGCTACGCTATCATAACCGCCTTCAATGCCTGTATAAATCAGTCCTTTTGCAATTTCTTTTGCAAGACTTTTGTTCCAGTCCATAGCTATCACCTCACTCACTTTTTAAGCAGCGGTTAGAAACTTTTTTGTATACGTCCTCATACATTTCTTGCTTGTCGCCGTTGTATGTATACTCAGCATAAATACCGTCACCGCTAACGGTCGTTGATAACAACGCCTTGTAATTCTGCAGCGTTTTACATGCCCAGACTACAAACACGTTCTCTAATGTAATAGGCTGAACGTCATTCGGTCCATGTTGGATGTTGGCAGGTTGGTTATACCACTCCACTAATTTGTTTTTACATACGGATTCAAAATGTGCCATACCTGTAATAATCATTATTATCACTCCTTTACATTCACTTCTTGATTTCACATTTTAGTTATTTGTTAAGTTGTTTACTCTTCACTCTTTACTTTCATAGCTTTTGTTTCGACGTACTTGTTGCCAAGCTGTGCCAGCATGAAAGATACGCAAGCCATAGCAAAGGCTTCATAGTTGCCCCACGTTTTAACAAAAAACGCAAGGTAAAGAGAAATCACGCAAAACAAGATAAACGCAAGCACGGCACACAGTCTGCCGATACTCAACGTGTTATCATCCTTCTTTAACATGTTTAATAACTTACGCATTATGCACCTCTCATTTTTTATCTCTAGGCGGATAGTTCTGCAATTCGTTAATTTGCTCCATCAAATTGTCAATCACGCCGTTATCGCCTAACGCTTCATAACTTTTGTAGCAGGCATCAATGCTTTCTTTTGCGTAAATCGGTATCCACCCCTTATCCTGGACATAGTGATTATACGCCTGTATAATCCGGTCACGCAGAAGAGCTTGCACTCCAGCCTTTAGAGCGTCATTTTCTTTTTTCTTCTGGCGGTACATAGTGATGAGCAGCGTTATTACGCCGCCGGATATAACGTTAATCACAGAGTTTAACGCCGTATCTAAAGACTGTTCTATCATGTTGTTACACCCCTATTGTCATACTTCCATTGTTACGGCTTCTACTTCTGCCGCCGTAGTTGCTGCCTCAACTTTTTCTTTTGCTACACGATATGCAGTATGCAGTTTGTTTGAGCGTACCGCTACAGCAGCAATAATCATCTTTAAATCATTAGCCGTTACTGGCGTATCAGCATTATCGGCCGTGGTCCAATCTATTGTAGCTTCTTCTCCTTGTAGTTCCAACGCAATAATAGCTGCATTAATTCTATCCCTTGCTTTCTCATCGTAATCATAGATGTTGCCGTTGTATTCTATCGGCTCGACTTCTGCCGTGTCACGCTGACGCTTCAACATCAAGATTTTACGTTGTTTTACGTTTTCAATCGGCTCTTCTTCATACGTAACGGTTACGCCTAATTCTGCTAAGGCTTCGTCACTGATAGACAACGGAATAAAAATGCCGTCTTTGCCCAACGCTTCGGAAAGCTCATATAAATTAGAGTAGGTCTGCTCTTTGTATGTATAAGTTGTTTGCATTAAATCACCGCCTTAGTTAAACACAATTTCGACTTTAAATTTCTTACCGACGTTGGCGGCAGTAAACATGCTTGATATATTTGATGGCACACGTTGCACATAGGTGTAGAAGCCTGTTGCAGCACTTTGATACGAAATTTTGCCTACTATCAAATTAGCAGTTACACCTGTTTCAAGTGGAGTGATATTAAGACTGATGTTACGGCTTCCACTTGTTATACCCTCTTCCTTAAAAGCAACATCTAACCATCCAGCATAATAATTCAGCATAACAAGAGTAACGGCTCTACCGTCATGTGTAACATTGCCTGTAACTTCACCATAGTAACCACTGTTGGCATTATATCCATACTGACCACTTTTAGTTCCCATAGTCATAATGAATACATTCTCATCAACATCACCGCCCCCAGTACGCTTGAACATAAATAGACGATTAAGTCCCATATTACATCACCTCTATGATAACTTAGATGCTTGTACGATGCTTGTTTTGTTACCGCTATTATCTAATGTTATAAAGATATTAAGTAATAGACCTGCACTTGTAATAGCAACATCACTAGCACTACCAATGTATTTAACTGTTCCTGCGTTAGTAATAGTCAGAGGATAATCAGCACTAGATTTTATATATGCCGTAAAAACTAATGATTGACCACTACTTAGTAAATAGGTGAAGTTTGTTAAATCTAAAGTAAATGCACCTGTTGCATTGTACACAGCAATAACGCTAGAAGGTTTTACAGAATTTCCATTAGCGTAAGTAGTTTTATATTTTTCTACATTCAGCAAGGCTAAATCAAACGATTGTTGAGCAGTCCACACATTCTGCGTAGACGTGCTTACTCCACCACCACCACCGCTAACAGTAATGGTTACATTACCATTTGAATCGGGTTTAGTGTTGTTTACGCTTTTAACATACCCAACAAGTGATTGATGTTGCGTCAGATAACCTGCATCATTAGTAAATGATGATACGTTTGTAGGGATAGCTTTCTGTACAAACTCCGTTGTCGCTATCTGAGTAGTGTTCGTGCCAACTGCCGCAGTAGGTGCGGTAGCTGTTCCTGTCAGACGTGCGCCACCATTCCAGCCATATCTGTTGATATTACCTACAAGGACGGCATCTGACTTATTGCCTGTTGTGCAAATGAAAAATCTCCAGTTGGGGTCATACTCGTAAAAATCTACAGAATCATGCCCTGAATACCCGAAATCAATAGCATGGTAATACGAATTAGCGTCGCCCTCGCCGCGGAATTTGCGGCACTGGAAATAGTTGGCTGCCCCTGTGCCAGTCTGGAAATTAGTCGCTGTGATGCCGCCGGTGACTGTACCGCCAGTCAAAGGCAAATAATTGCCCGAACCACCGCCAATGTTGGCTATAGCCTCGGTGATTACCTTGTTTTGGACAGGGTTTGTACTGGTGGTCGACAACTCACTGTCAATAGTGATTGATGCAGGTATAGTTGGCTTATCCGCAAGGTCATTATAGCTACCGCTTTTGGCTACGTCTGCAAGACCAGTAATCATACTTGCAGGATGTGTTAGCGGATGTATATAATTATTGGCGTTATCCGCTATATTATTAAGTTTCACTTTATCAGATGCACTCATAAGTCCTGCTGTTGTTGTAGTAGCATTATCATAAACTGTATCACTTGTAGGGGGAGTATACCCTAATGCACTGGTCACGTTGCTTTTGTTAAGACTGATTGTACCGTCCGACACGCTAATGTTATTGCCAACTTTAACACCGCCTAAAACAGTGCTTGATGCCGTCGGCAACGTGTATGCGCTCGGTATGGTTGGCTTGTCGCTAAGGTCATTATAGCTGCCCGATGTTGCCACCGTTGCAACATCGTTTTTACCCAGTTTATCGGCAAGCATTGCCTTGATTTTACTGTAAAAATACGCAAGACCGTCTAAATCTACTAATTTTGCCATATCAAATATCACCTCCGTAGGCTATCAGGACAAAACCGCCTGTACCGTTTGTACCACCAGCACCGCCTACAGTTATAGCATAGCTTTGCCCAGCGGTAACGCTGACATACTGCGAGTCATAGCCGCCAGAGCCGCCATATTGTCCACCTCTGCCGTATGTACCATTGTTTATGTCAAATGACATTAAAAAGCCGTCTGTTATGCTGTTGCCTTTAGATGCATGACCATTAGGAGTGCCGCCGTCACCTTTGCTCCATGCCACGCCAGCTCCATAACCACCTGTTGCAGTAACGCCGAACGCTGACGTATTGCCGCCGTCTTTGCCGTTGCCGCCTAAGCCACCTTTACCAGCTCCACCGCCACATACAGCGACACGCATACGAGATACGCCGCTAGGGACAGTAAACATATAATCGCCAGCATCAGTCCAATATTTTTCGGTGTACGGCACGCTGACAGCCGCTGTGTGCTGTGTAGCAATTGCATACGTCACACCGCCGATGCTGACACGTCCTGCCGTGGCGTTGCTGTCGGTGATAGGCTTTAATGCTACATAGCCATTACCTACACGCAACGCCTTGTCACCTGCTTCAGCGGCGGTTGCGTAGATGTTGCATCCTACAGCCGTTCCGCCTGTTTGTTGGATATATAATTTTGCCATATCATCACCCTATCCATATCTTGCCGCCGGGGATGTTAAGCGCACCTGTGACGGTCAATGTCTCCGCCGTAGTTGTGCCTGTCAGCTTTGTGTTAGCCGTTGACGGTATTGCAGGCTTGTTTTGCAGGTCATTGTAACTGCCACTCGTAGCGACGGCTGATAAATCACCTGCCGCAACAGCTCCAAGATTAGCTCTTGCCTGTGCCGCTGTTGTTGCGCCTGTGCCGCCCTGTGCAATGCTGACAACGCCGCCGCTGGGGATTGTCCCTGTACCTGCTAAGGCAAGCGCATTGTCAATCTCGTCATAGCTTGCTATCTCACCTTTTGTCATCACTCCGACAACCTTGTTACCGTCTGCTGCCGTCGCTGTGATTCCCTCTGCCAAATCGTTGGCAGTGACGGTATCGCTTGTCAAATCGACGAGCGTATTACCGCCGTATATAATCTTATTCACTGCCATTTTTCTGCACTCCTTAGCCTATGGTTACAGTCTTTCCGCCTTGGGCATTGTCGCTTTCGTTGTAGGGGATTGCGTTGACAGTAACCTGCGACAAATAATTAAAACCTTGTGTGCTATCCGGCAATACAGTCTGCGCTGTTGTCTTAGGGGTAACTGTTTTAGATTGCGCTTTAACATCCTCAGCACCGCTCATGTTGCCTGTTACGCCTAAGATGCTTACACCTGCTCTGATGTTTGTCGCAATGATTTTAGCCTGCTCTGTTGCGCTGATTTTAACTTTGCCTGCGCCGTCATGATAGCCGATTGGTACAGTGTATTCGTCAGCTTTCTTACTGATTTCACCGCTGACAGCACCATTGTTCTTCATCTCGCCTGTAATTTTAACGCCGTTGACGTAGGCTGTTTTTCCGCTGAGGATTTCTGCGCTGGCAGCAGTCGCATCAGAAGTATCGGCGTTAAAAGTGCAAGTGCCTACAATCGGCGCACCGCTTTTATCGTGAGCAGTATATGTGCTCAATATCTTATCTGCTGTAACAGTATCGGCGGTTAAGTCGATTAATGTTTTTCCTCCATACACTACTTTAGAGATGTTTTTTTCAGCCATAATTTACTTCGACCTCGCTTCCTATGTATGCCGTAATTCCATCGGATAAATTGGATGTTTCAAAATATGGAATTTTTTCGACAGTAATATTTTTTGTTAATTGTTTGTTTGCCGTCGGCAATATCTGCACTTCATGAGCTTCGGAGTGTACCGTATAAGCTCCGTCATAAATATCAGCACCGATACTCCGTGCTGACAACATCCCATGTAGGTTCCCTTTGTTCGGTGACAAATTGCCATGCAGCTCACCTTTCGCAGCCGTCAGCGTACCATGTAACCTCATTAGTATGTCACCTCCTCCATTAAGAGGAACTCATGCGGCGGAATAACTGTATCAACGTAGCCATCAGCACGGCGAAGCTCAATGTCATATACATAAGCTCCAAACGCTAACCCTTCAGTATCTGCTGGCTTAATATCAAGCTCACCATTAACGATAACTTTTTGCAGAACGATAGTCGGGTTACGTGCTGTGCGACGAAGCGTAAATGTTAACACATCGCTGTCAGTTAGCTCAATATTCCTGCCGTTAATATCGGTGATGCTAATGTTAAAAACACCGCTATCACCTCTAATCATTCTGATGTTGTTGTCATCAACTTTAAACACCGCTATCACCTCTTACAATTCTATATTGTTGAGTTCAAAAACAGTTTTGCAAGATTCTACTTCAGCCTGTTTTTTCCATCCTGCTTGTTTACAATCTCCTATATGTATGCTTAAGTCAGCTAACCACTGTAACACTTGACTAGCACTAAGGTACTGAATTGTCTTTTCTTTTTCACCGTCTTTATAGCCACGAACAGGGCAACCAATAGGGTACTTCTCATTGAATTGCTCAGTATTTACATTAAGGGCAATACCTTGCATAGTAACCTGCGTTTCTAAATCGCTGTCGTAACGCACAGGTTCTCCGCTGGCACTGCTGACAAAACCTCCTGTTATTTTTGCTGCTGTCCATTCGTCAATTTGTGTAAGCTTTATAGTTTTAAATTCGTTAAATGTTTGAGCAGGAATTTCTACTACCTCGTAGTATTCACCTTTATCCTCAATAGTTGCACCATTGGCATTACACCATTTAGCAGCATCTGCATAATTTTTTCCATCAAAATTCTCTTTAAAAAACTTAGTTCCTATCATTTTATTTACGCTCCCATCCGGCAACATACCAATATCCTGATACATTTTCACCAAATCCCGAACCACCTTGACCACGTCCAAGAACATTAAATGATGTAGTAGTTACTTTATATACAATAACAACAGCAGACCCCATGTTTGTTTTTGAAGTCAGAATAGTATAGTTGGTATCCTTCATAGGAACAATTAACGTAACAGCTTGGTCATACAGTGATGTAAATGTCCCGCCCTGTTCTACCCAACCATCAGACCACTTTCTGTACCATGATGTGTCAGAAGTGTATGATGCTAAAATAACACCTACTCCTGAAACTAAAGAAATTTCATTTGCACCTAAACTTCCTTTGTTGCTCTCGTAGCTTGCTTCACTAGGAAAGACATTAATAATATTTAATGGTGTTTGTGTAACCATAGTTTACCTCCTATAAATCATATTCTGTTGCCGCATCTTTTACGGCACGCCATAATTCACGCATGAATTTACATTGTACATACTCTCCACCATCATTGGTTTTCATAGCTACAGGACAACGGCTGTGGCAAATATCTAAATGTTCACACGTCCTACATCTTGTCGGTTGTAAGCGTTTCCACATTTGAAGTTGCTTTTTCACTAAGTTTTCGTATGGCTCTGTGATTTTTCCCGCGACTACACCTGCATTATGACACGAGAAAACATTACCGTTTAAGTCAACAGAGAATATTATTAATCCAGAAAGACAGGGTGGATAAGGCTCTTCCAACCATCTTGTTTTGTTAAACCCTCTCCAACGCTTGATTAAACGTCCTAGTAACTTCCAACAGCTTCCGTATGGGTCGTTCCCGTCCTTTACTGCTTTAGCCATTTTGAAAATATTGTCCCTAATTGCATTGTCCTTATAATCGTATGTATCTTCGGGAATATCGCTCATTACTTGCATAATTCCAATGCTCATTGGAGTATTGGGAAATTTTGATTGAATGACTTTTAATCCTGCTTCTATATCGTCATTTATCGCACTGAAAACCATATTGATTATTCTGTCCTTGATAGACAAAAAACATTTAATGTTTTCTTCACTAGGTGCTTTGCTCCGTACTGCTACAGGATTAGGAGCGTCATAACTCATAATCACCAAAAAGCCATGCTCATTTAAATACCCGACGACTTCTTCGGTTAGCAACAGTCCGTTGGTAAATATACCAAACCTTATGTCCGTACCCCTTAGCTGTTCTACAATACCCTTGATTGTTTTTAAATATAACAGAGGCTCACCTCCCCAAAACCATAATGTTTTAGGTCTAGTTCGTTCGTTATCCCATTGCTTAATGAAGTTTAATACGGCAACAGAACATTCCTGCTTTTGTACTTTCTTACCTTTAACAGGAATTTGGCTACAGTGTCTACAGGTCATATTGCAAGAAGTACCGAGCATTAAATACATATTCCGTATTTGTGTTATATCAGCCATTAAGCTTCACCTCCACCACAGCCACCTTCACTTCCACAACTAGAATCATCATATGGTTGAGAAGTAGTTACAGTGGTATCTGTAATCACTGTAAAGGTGTAATCTGTTTTACCACTATCTGTGCCGTTGACTATAATAGAACCTGTATAGTCCCAACTACCTCCACTGTATACCCTTACACTTGAACCTTTAACAACTTTTAAAGTTACCTCATTATTATAGGTTCTGCCGTTGTAAATAGTGGTAAGAGTTTGGTAGCTTGTTTCGTAACGCCGAACAGTTAAGGTAACAGTGTTAAGCACTAGGTTAATAGTATAGTTGATGCCAAATACAATTTCTGCTGTTCCGATGTACGTATCTGAACCATAATCATAGCTAAAGTTGCATTTCAATACATCACCATAATTTCCAAACAGAGCAATTCTACCGCTTGAATCAGTGGAATAATTTGTGCCATTAATTTTTACGGTTTTACTTGCCAAAACACTACCATTAGGAAGTTTTATGGTAAGCTGGGCATAGGTGCTTTTTTGGTAAGCGAAACAACAATCCTTGCCACCATGTTTGGCTAGACACATTTCACCTTTATAGATTGCTATAAACATAGTGTCACCACACCTTCAAAACTGTTTTTGCTTCCGCAATAGCTGCGTCGATACCTAAATTAGCTCTTGCAGTAACAGCATTGGTAGCACCCGTACCACCACCAGTGATAGGCAAAACTTTATATGTAGCATCACCGCATAACGCCATATCTTGCTTTCCTGCGGCAGGAGCAGGCACAAGTCCTGATTTACCAGAACTGTAATATGTTGCACCTGTCATATTAGCGATATTAATATTGCCACTAGAATCAGGTTTTATATTATTTACAGAACGAACAAATTTAGCTTTAATCTGTCCTAAAAAATAGCTTAATCCGTCAAGATCAATTAATTTTTGCAAGTTAGCCATTATGCCAGCTCCTTTGTAATTACATTCTGAATTTCAACATTTGTTGCTGTCTGTAACCTATAAGCTCGTGGAATAACTTCCCAAGCTACCGAACCGTCTACATAAGTTGCACCGATTGTAGCTCTGCTAAAATCCGGTTCACTTACAGCAGTATCACCGCCAACAATACAAGCTAGAACAACACTTTTAGGCAAGTTTGGTGACAACACAATGTCACCATTTGCATAAGATGTACTGTTCTTGCGAATGTTTAAGCTGTTAAAAAGGTACTGGCTTTTTAAATCGCTAACATTCTGCAATTTGTTAAAGTATTCAAGTGGCGGCGCTTCTCCTTTGTCAAGATACCCCCAACCACGCAAGTAATCAAGCTCTGGCCAAGAATCAATCATTTCACCAATGCTTGCGCTACTACCAAAAATCAAATCAAAAGTAGGCTGTTTCATTACCATTATTCAACAAGTCCCCCTTTCACCTTTATAATCCTTGCGAATGTTCCTTGATTAAAGCCTTTAAACCTATAGGGATTTTCTCCTCTTCTGCTAAAACCAAATGTATTCGCAGCATCAAAAGAATAGACATAAATCACGCCGATACCTGCGCCACGGATAATAAGGTTAAGTGCATCAATCAAACGGCTTTCCTTGCTAGTTACTACACGCCCTATTCCTATGCGCATTTTAGCATTTCCTGCATTTACAGCGGAAATACGTTGAACGTTAAAAACATTCTTTATGCTATGGATAGTACTGACACGAGAGCAGTCAGTTGTATTTTTCTCAATCTTTGAGTTAACAGCAAGACGATAATAACGGTCGTTTAAATTACTGGACGTTAAATAGTTATCGTACATCCTGCGGAACGGAGCTTGTCCGAATCCCATGTTGCCATGATCAGGAAAACCGAAAAAATCCATTGCGATAGCATTTTCAACACGGCGAGAAATATCAGCGACTTCACCGCACATATCAAGCTGCTTACCAACTGCCGTATCTGGCCATATCTGTGTCCTTATCTGCTCCCTTACTTTATCTATGCTGTCGAGTTCATTTCCAACGGCATTAAGAAAAGCTTTAATGTTAGGCTTGTTTCGAAACTGACTTAACAAATGGTTATACATTCTTTCGCTTGTAGTCATGGTTACAACTCCAAAGCTACAGTAACATTAGCAAGCTTTGTTACTGCTAGCTCACTACGTTCAATCGAAATGTTTTCCTGTTTATACGTTTGACTATCTTTAGACACGCTGCACTCAATATAGCTAATGCCGTCAACGCCGCTGTAAATAGGACCAAGAAAACGCTGATAAATAACATCATTACCCATCGACAGTTTGCCAATCTGTTCGACAACGATATTTTTAATTTTGTCGATTGCATCACCAGGTAAAATTTCTTCGTTATATTCTTTAATGACAACTTTGACATAAATCTGTACCTCGTGCGGACGGCTAAAGCATACATCTTGCTCTGCACCCTCGCTGTCCTCAATGCGAACGCAAATATCGCCGTTTGTATCAATGCCTAAAGGTGCAACATTTAAGATAGTGCGAGCAATAGCTTCTTCATCACCACCGAAAACAATAGCCTGGAAAGAATGAGGTTTTAAGCCATCAACTGTTTCATCAGTGCGGTTTTCATAAATAGTTACGCTGGTAACATCCTGCAATTCAAGTAATGCAGCCTTAATGCTTTCTTTCATTCCTATGCTGTTTCTGAATACAGCAGACGCATAACGCTGACGGACTTCTGATGCTGTTTCATAGTCGCGGCCTACATATGTTTCAGATTCGTTGCTAACAGAAAACCAGCCGTCATAATTCGTGTTGATATAATTCACGCTATTTAGCAAAGGTTCGATTTCTCCGTATTCTTCACAGTCAAAACGAATAGGACTGCCAACCTGCGTTACTACAAATGATTCGTTAGGCACAACCACAGCTCCATATCTCCTGTCTGAGCGTTCAAAAACCAGCTTGCCTTCAACAATACTGCCTTGCCACTTTTCAACGCTCTGAGAAGCCAAGGCAACAGCGACAACCAACGCAGTATCATTTTCTTGTGCTGTGTACTTTATAACTGCATCATTATCAAACTGTACACTGTAAATTTTTCCTTTAGTTGGTGTTTCAACTTCCAGGGTTACATGTACGCAGTCATTAAGAGTAATCGTGCTTTCCTCAATGATATTCCATTTGTAGCCGGAAGCATCTTTAATCTGGCAGTTAGCAGGGAGAACCATCCCACTACGTCCATAACAAACAGCGTAAAGATAACTTGCTTGCGCTTTCTTGCGCTGCACATTGGTGTAAGCAAGCGTATTATCTAAGCTGCCTTCGCTGGCACTAATCGGCGAGCGGTCATAATAATCACGCTCTAAAAGTTGCCACATTCGGTCAAGTTCAGCAGCATACACACCAACGAGAACGCCTATCATGCTGTTAGGTTGACGGCTAACTGTCGAGCCTAAATTTTGCTCCAATCTTTTAAAAATATCTTCACGAATCTCCGGCAAACGCTTTCTGACAAAACCGTTAACTGTTACTCCGTACTCCATAGCCTAAAACCTCCTTCCTTACAATCATGCCGTATTCAGTTTCTGCTTCATAACTTAATAACATTTTTCGTGTAGTAGATTCAAAATCAATATCAATGCTCACTAAATTGCTTACTCCGTCAACTTTTAAAATTTGCTCACGGAAAAGCTCTCTGATTAGCGTGAAGTTTGGATTTTTGACAAGCACATAATCAAGATAAGGTACGCCATGCGTAACGTCCAAAAACCACTCCCCAAGGAACGTAAGAAGCTGAATTTTTATCTGCTGCGCTACACGCTCAACATTGTCGATAAATAGAACATCACCGTTTAAAGCAAGGTCATGCGTCTTTGCGTTTAAAGCTAAATCAAGCACTTGCATCACCTCCTAAATAACTAGGAACATATATATCCAATCCGTTCTCTTGAATTTGTGCAAGCAGACCACAATCAAGATAAAGCTTTTCAATAATTGCTTTCTTGTTGGGTGTTTTTACAACATTACCTCTATCCTCTACAAGGCAAATGAAATCCATTTTGCTGTTACCTTGCCAGAACGATTCAGCATAATCATTAATCTGCGTAGCTTCAGTAACCCTAGCTGTCAAAATATCTTTGATAACAGTATCAAGCTCCGGCTGTTCAGCATCAACAATCTTTTCGCCAGCAATTCCTTCTGCCTGTGCAGATGTTTCAGATGTAGTATATTTGATTTTATCGGCAAGATTTTCTTTTAGCCATTCCCACGCATACCAATACGGCGTTAAATCAATACTGCCTACATCAGAATTGTATTTAATGCCGTACTTTTCATCATCTTTGCACTTTAACGCAGCTTTTGTCTGTGATACATAAGCACCACGAATAACAGCACGAACAGAATCAGACACACTATCAACATTGCTAAAATAGCTATCAATGGCTTTTTCAAGTTGGACAAAATACGTCCACGAGCTTGTCAGCGTAGGAAACGCTGCAATGCAAGCAGTTTTTTGTTCCTCATAGGCTCTCAAAACATCTTCTTTCTTCATAGCGTCCCTCCTTTACTGTGACGAACTCGTATTTCCATGATGATAAGAATGAGTGTGACCGATAAGACTAATACCGCCACCTTGTACATCTCCTGAGCAAGTAATTGTCCCTTGCACGTTAATGTTACCCACAATATTTATCGTGTTACCAGGCGTAAGGCTAATTTTTGTGCCACCATTAATAACTTCAACGTTATTAGCAGATATTGACTGTGACGGCATCATGCCGACAAAACAGAAGCCGTCAGTCAAATCATATTGTCGAGGATCATGGTTATCATCACTTCCAACACCAAGCCATTCATCGATACTGCGTTCAGAAAAAACTATTAAGCAACTATCGCCAGGCTTTACCGGATAGGTAATCTGTGCCGCTCCAGCATGGGGCATAAAAACAGGAACACCGTCGATAACAGGATATTCAAGCACCCTATCATCAGCGGTGTATTTCTTTAGCGTTGACTTCACACTGGCAAGGCAGGTTGCAGCATCGAAAGACAAAATCGTACCTGGCAAGCAGGTGTGAATGTTGCCTATTTTCTGCTTCATAAGATTTTCTAATCCTTCCAGCGTGTCCGCTGTTGCATCAAGGCTCATATATAATCACTCCTTCGGTACAATTTCATACACTTCAAGCTCCGTATACCAATTCTGTCCGCTATACGAGCCGTTATGCTTTAAGCTTTCAATTTTGAACCAGCCTTTTACTTCCTGCGAATCAATGTAGACCAAATCTCCCGGGTTTAATACAGGCTGTAAAAGGCACTTAACATTCCAGCCTGCTTTTTTATCCCTTTTAGGTTGGGTAGTCTTTTTGCTTGTTGTTTGTTTTGCTGCTTTTGTCGGACCTTTAAGAAGTTTTTCAACAAAACCAATTAATCCGCTTTCGGGAGTAAGCTTAATAGCTTGCACGTTGGTATTACCGCCTTGCTTAATAATCTGCAAAGTGTTGTTTTGAATACTCCATTCCAACTCAGTGCCAGCGCACACTTTATCAAGGCACTCACGTCCTGCACCGACAAAAGAAAAGCCATTGGCAAACGTCGCAAATTCGCAATCATCAGCATACGTTACTACAAGTCCCATATCTGCTGCCACATCGTCAATAGCTTTCTTCCTGCTAACATCTTTAGCATAAGACAAAGATACGATGCTATCACGAATAGCAACGTGTCCATCATAAAGCTTCATCTCCGTAACCTTGTCAGAACCGCTCATGTAGGAATAACAGTCAGTTACCCAGCCGATAAAAATTCTTTTCAATCCAGCGTCCTCGCTGTATCCTACTTCAAGGATACAGATTGTATCTGCTCTTTCCAATTTATCAGCAGTCGCTTTCGACAAGTTGTAAATTTTTAGCGAGCAGGAATTACTTTGTTTGGCAAGGCTCTTAGCAATGTCAAATTCAATCTCTAATCCTTGTTCTTTCGCCTTTGCTTCAATAACAACACCGTCCGAACCTTGTACGCCTAGAGTAATTTTATAGATGCGGTCAAACTGTGCCATAGCTAACCTCCATAAAATTCATCTTCCGTGCAATACACGAGTGTCGCTGCTCCGCTTTGAAAATCATTTCTGCCGACGCTTTCTTTGTCCGTCAAGACAAGTAATTCCCCTCTAGGAGCATTACTTTTATGGTGATTCATTAGCAAGGGAAATTTCGGCACAACGCAAGCGTTAGCAAGAATTACATTGTTATTAGCGTCCCAAAGATGCAATGCCCAGAATTGCCCTTCATGATTCCAGCACATTCTTACTTTATATTTCTTGCCGTCAAAAGGAACGCTAAAAACAACATCATTGCCATCGGCAAAATTAATCGTAATCATGTTACCTCCTAAAACAGCAAGCCTAATCCGCTTTTAATATTATCTACTCCACCAGCAAGCCAGCTTTTATTTGTTGAGGTTTCGCTTCCTAGAGAATCACTAATACCACCAGAACTGTTACTGCCAGGAATGTTAGCAGAACCTCCGCCAACGTCAACAGAAGATGTTTTTGCTGCGCCTGCGTTCGCCGCTGTTTCTCCTGCATTTTCTTCCTGCGACGCAGTAACGACATTCTCCGGTATCGTTGTTGTCTGCGTTGTTACCTTAACAATCTGCTGAAAAGCTAAGTCAGCATAAATAATGCTTTTTGACGAATCCTGCTTGCTTACTCGGCAAGAAGTCATAACCATGTTGTCGTACTTCTTTTCAGGACGAATGATAGTTACAGGCTCCTTTTTATCTCTGATTTCCTCTAAAAGTTGTAAACCGTTAGCAAATTTCTTTTCTCCCCAGCCGTTCTTATAGAACCACGTTACAGGAGTAGACGAAATGCCGACGGTCATTGTCAGTTTCAAAGGCTTGTTGACAATATGGTCCGCAATTTCAAAACCTGTTTCTACCGGGTGTCCTGTTACATCCTGATCATAGGTGTATTCAAAAGATTTTACTATATCAACCTTTAAAGAACCAACCTGCGTAGGATTTTTAATGTTGTATCCTAAAATATCTGCAAGCATATTACTATACCTCGCTTAAAGGAAAGTAGTTATCAACTGGCAAGCCGTTATTGCGACTAACAACATTGCCTACCGCAGTTGCTGTTGCTTCCGGGGAAGTGCTAGCAGTTGTAACCTGGATATAATTCGTCGTGTTACCACTATTGGAAATACTAGATGAAGTGTTTGTAGTAGTCGGATTGCCTAACAAGCGGTTTACGGCAGTGCTGCCAAAATTAGAAATAGGGTCAATAATATTGCTGTTCACAAAATCTTTCACGCCTTGCATGATGTTCAGCTTGCTGATTAAGTTGTCAACCCACTTAATAGCGTCTTTTACCCATTTAATCATATTGTCAAAGAAGCCGGTTATTAGCTGCCATCCCGAATTTATGGTATCAGCAAAGAATGTGGCCAAAACTGTCAAACTATCTTGTATAAACTTGAAAGCGTTAACAAACAGCATAATAACTCCAGCTATAACATAGCCTATTGCAGCAAGTCCGGAAACAAAAGCATTGCCTATTCCTTCCCACAGCCAAGAAGTTAAACTCCAAATGCCTTCAAACGCCAATTTAAATAACTCATAGATAAGCTTAGGCACAAAAGCGATAGCTGTTCCAATATCGCTAAACCATTGAATAACACTGTCTTTAAAGTCTATGAATTTATTTTTTATAGGTTCAAAATCTCCAAACCAGCGTTTCATCATGGTGTCTGCCTTCGGGTCAGTTACCCACTTATAAAAATCCTGTATAAGCAAAACAACTAGAGCAATCGCAGCTGCAATCAGAAGGAATTTACCCATTAACAGCATCTGCATAGCCGCTCCCCTTCGTGTTTGGCTATTGAATGCTATTTGCGCCCCGGTTGCCAAGAATAAAGCATCTCGTACAGCAACAATCCACTTCACAGCAGTTCCGAGCATCATTACAAAACTGCTCCATTTTGCCATGCCGAAAAGAATGCCTGCATAAATCGCTGCAATTTTCAACCCAGAAATAAAGTTATCAAGGTTAATGTTCTCGATGTAGTCTGCAAATTTTGCCATGCGTTTCGCTATGCCATCAACTATGCCCGTCTTATCCTCAAATTCTTTGAAAAACTTTCCAAGCGCATTTTGCATCTTGTTTGTTGCCTGGCCAACTGTCCAAGGCATTTTACCTAACTCCATTTTTAAGCGGTCAGATTGTCCGCGAATAGCATTAAAAACATCCTGTGCAGTTAATTTGCCTTCACTGCCCATCTGCCTTAACTGTCCGATTGTAGTGCCCATGCCTTCGGCAATAGCTTTGGCAAGTCTAGGTGCTTGCTCCATAATGGAGTTCAATTCATCACCACGTAATGTGCCAGAACCCAACGCCTGTCCTAACTGTACAAGCGCAGCTTCCTGGGATGCAGCAGAACCGCCACCGAGCAGCATTGCGTTTGAAACATCCTCGGTAAACAGCAGGATGTCTTTTGTGCTTTTCTTTAACTCCTGCGCATTACGTGCAACAGAAGTAAAAAGCTCGGCGGTAGAACCGTATTGCTGACGAGTACGGCTGGCAATGTTGTAAATTTCTTTCTGAACAGCTTTTGATTCCTGCTGGCTTTTGGTTACGTTATTTACCTGACCTTCAATAACCTTCCATTCGTCAATCGTTTTAACGATACTTCCAAGAGTTAGCGAAACGCCAGCGAACATAGCAAGACCGCTTAACTTCGAAAACAAACTGTCTACTTTATTGCCAGCTTTATCAGCAGAATCGCCAACACGTTCAAGGCCTGTTTTAACTTTTTTGGTTGTCTGCTCTACTTGCTTAACATTTGAGTTATTTACTTTGAAGCCAATCGCAATAGCTAAACTTCTTACGTCCACGGCGCATCAGCTCCTTTCTTTTTAGGGTGGTCAAGATAATATCTTTGTACATCACTCTGCATATCAAGCAGAGCGTTTATTTTACATAAATCGCTTAATGTAACAGTGCCTTCTTTTATTTCCGTGACAGTAACTACCTTAGCCAACACTGGCCGCCAAATAAAAGATTCAGCGGTTAGCGTTGGCGACAAGGTGCCGGGAATTTCTACTTGCTCACCAACATCTCGCGGACTCCAGAGAGGTTGGGAATTAAAGCGAAAAAATCTCCAAAATTTACCTCAATAATAAATTTTTCAAGCTTAAGCATATCAACAAGCTTGCCAGTAAACAGCTCATTGATAACATCTTCCGTCAGCATAATAGCTTCTTCTTCGCCCTTAATCTTAACGCTGACATATTCAGCATCAAGCAGACGTTCAGAGAACTGTGCCAGTACTTCACCATTAAAGCTTTCACCTAACTGCGCAAGGATAGCACCGATATTAATTTGAGCACCTAATAATGCTTCTTTCATATCTTCCGTTTCACTGTCAGATGTTAAACCGCCTTTTAAAGCGGCAGTAATGGCTTTCTGTAAGTCACCATACAGTTTTAAGCCTTGCAACGGAGGAAAAGCACGAACATAAAAGGTGTTCGCACCGATTTTTCTGTTCTTCACTTCAAATTTTGCTTGTCTCATATTTTACCCCTTAGCTGTGACCGCCAACTAAAAAAGCTTCATCCGGAACCACCGCCATAAATACCCATTCGCATTTTCCGTCAGAAGCAGATTTGCCACGCTGAAAGTTTGGCTTTTTTACAATCCATGCTTGATCGCTAACCATAACGCTGTCACCGCTCAAATCTTTAATAGTCAACGGCAATAAGCCTGCACCATTTTGATTGTCTGCATCTTGAATTAAGCTCAACGCCGCATTGCTGGAGCTGGACTGCAACAGAGTAACAGTAACTTGCTTTAAGACAGAGGACGGGTCAATACTGCGGACAATTTCCTGGTCACAGCCGACAATAGCGGAAATTCCGTCACCTTGCGTTTCAACATTAATAAAAGTACCTTCATCAACGCCAGTCAAGATAAGAGAGCCGAACAGCACCTTAACTTTCTTCGGGTCATATGTCTTTACTCTTGCCATTTGTTACCCTCCTTTAATCTTTCTGAATAAGATTCTCATATGTCAAAGAACCTTTAATGTTGACAGCATGGATAGCACCTGCCAGACGAGCAGTAAACTTTACATCGTCAAGAACTCTTTGCGCTTTCTTGTTTGCGCTAATATTAGCAGCTTTAGGAACTGTAATGGTGTAGCCAAGATTTCTATTGCCATCATCATCATATTCAGTCGGAGCGATACCGCCACGGTCTTGACCAAGCTTTAACACTTTGTTTAACACACCTTCGACAAGCGCAATGCCAGCATCAGTGTACGGCAATTTCTCGCGATTAATAAGCATTGCAAATTCTTCGGTTTTAATAGTTTCGACAAGCCAGTCACGGAAACGGATAACGTCAATCCATTCACCAGCACAAGTCTTGCCGTTTTGAGTAATGCTAACATTCTCCGAGAAGTTTTCAAAGGTATTGTAGTTTTTGGCAGTCAACGCAAGATATTCTGTTTCGGTTAAATCATCATTTGTAATGCCGGAAAGCTTTTTGTTTGCCCATGTTTCACCGCCGGGATATACGGTAAAGCATCTGGACATTACAGCAGCTTCGGGAAATTCCTTTTCTGCTTCCTTATGGTAAAAAATAAAAGTGCGATAATAATTTTTCGCTTTCAGTTTACTGCCTGTATCTGTTGCAACGCCAGCTTGCAATGCATCGGCTTCGGCAACAGATGTGCCATATAGTTTTGTATGAGCTTCAACCCATTCTGCCATTTCCATAATTTTTGCAGATGTGCGGTCAGTATAGCACAAACCATACCAATCATTGTCAGCAGCGCAAATTTTATTCATATTATCAGCAACGGAGCTATCAGAGTTCATTCTGCCGATTTTAACCTTTTCATAATGCGGAATCTGGCTAAAAGCTTGTAATGCAGCTTTATACACAGCATCCTCAGCATTCCAACCTAAATCTAAAAGCTGGTCAGCGTCCGTAATGGTCAATACATACGCCGGAGCAGCGTGCTCATGTGCAGATACAATCATTAGCGTATTAAAGCCATTGGATGAAATACCTGTGGTGTTCAAAGCAATCTGCACATTGACTAATCTGTCGATATTTGCCATATTTTCATCTCCTTAATTTTCTAATTCTCCCATGATTTCAACTTTTACAATAGTATCGCCGTCAGCAGGATATTCGTTGTTATCCTTGCCGTTATTCGTAGTGCCGTTTATTTCTAATTTGTTGAACCATTCTGCCCCTTGGTTAAGCAGCTCACGGCAGTATGAAACAGTCAAATCAACCGACGCTCGTTCCTGCCACGTTCTGCCATCCAATGAGGTTGTAATGTCTTGCACTTGCTCAACACTGTTTATAGCAACATTTGCAGAATCATACAAATTAATCATATCCGGCATTTCGAGATAAAGTTTAAGCTTTGACAGAAGTTCAAAAGCACCATCCCCGAGAGCTTGTATGTTTAACGTAGCTTCAATGATACCTGCGTTGCTGTACTGTTCTGTTTCAGCTAAAAAAACAACCTCGTTACCTATACTGCGTTCAGACAGAAGGTCAACGACAATGTTTAGTTCACTTATAGCCGGAGGTTTCATTTTTGCTCTGCGAATCGGAATCGGATAATATATTTTTTGTAATACTGAAATAAAAAAATTCAGTACGTCGGTGCGAGTATTAGCTTCTTTCAAAATTCGCTCACCTCTACTGCATAGGCACGATAATGGTTAATAACATCACTTTGAAAAATATCACTGGCAACTACTTCAAAAAGCTTCCCACGCCATTTAAAGCGGTCAGCCATTGTGTTTGTGCGTTGGTCATCAGCATAAAGTTCCTTGTCGGTATAGATTTTTACAGCTCTCGCCGTCCTGCTACCTTCAGGAAGTAACATCATTTCATTAGCTTTAAGCGGCTGCACACTGGCTAACACTTTAAATTCTTGTGGTGTAGGATACATATAGGTTCCGTTGGCAAGCAGTTCAGGACTGCCATTGTAACGCAGGACAGTTATCAGCTTGCGAAAACTACTCATGATTACCACCTTTTCTTTCAATGACATAGCGAATTGATTGTCGCAGATGCCCGGTATCGATTAATGGTTTAGAGCTTTTTTTGCGCTTTATTGTAGCAGAAGAGTTCGGAACAAACGGTCCGTCGACAATTTTTCTTTGAACCATACCTTGCACAACATTGCCCAACTGATTAAGAGCAGCGTTTGTTCCTAGTCCAAATACAGCGCCATTGGCAACACGCTGAATCATTTTGTCAATCATAGGCAAATTTTCATCATACGCAGAACGCAGGAAAGAACGTTGGGGCATATCGCCCAGCCCAAATTCATGTATCGCTGCAATAACAGCCAACGGCTGGTCTGTGTTACGAATGCTTCCACCTTTCCCTCGCCGTACAGCTTTGTCTTTAGCTTGTACACCAACCTTAACCACAACGCCGTCAAGGTCTTTGTTTAGCGTTCGTATGATACGATTTAAACCTAAATCTTTATCCTCTACTCTACTCATAACGCATTATCCAATCTTGTTACTATCGGAACAACGCACATAGAGCGCAGACGTTTAAATTCAATGCCATAGTACGTCTTGTCCAACATATCGAAAGAAGCTGACTTGTCACCATATGAACGTTGCAAGTCACCTTCTTTTTCCGACGTTACAGAGCCTGTAATCCCAACATCAGATGAGCCGTTTTCTCCATACTGCGCAATAAGCTGACGCAGGACAACGTGATGCGCCATGAGATAAACAAATGCTGTTATATACATATTGCCAAAAACACTTTCTGACAGCATAGGCGAAACAAGATTAATGTAGACTTCTAATTCTTCATCAGTAAGAATCAGTTCGGGGCAGATAACAGAAAAAGCTTGCTTTATTTTATCTTTAGTTTCCGTTAACATTTTTCTTTGCCATGTTTACAAAAGCAAAAATAACGGAATAAATATCTTCAGCGGTTTCTGCGCCCTCTACATTAATATTGTATTTCTTAGCGAAAGCAGTCAAAGAACGCTTGCTAGATTCAGCGGAAAGTCCTGCAAGGTCTGCTGTCATATCATCAACATTTGCTTCTTTGGCATTGCCTTTCTCGACAGTAATCATTTGTTCTTTGATATAAGCTTTTACAATAAGATTTTCGCCCCATTCATCACCAACGATGCCACACTGATCAGGCATAATATATTTGCCGTCGATATTAATTACAGCTTTAGAGATGTTTTTAACTTTCATTCACTTTCCTCCTAAAAAAGAAAATGCCCTCTCATGCGAAAGGGCAGTATATGGTCAGATTAGATGCCAGAAGCTTTGTTCATGGACAGCGGATAGTAAATCAACACGCCAGCGGTACGAACCTCGCAAGGAACTTCAAATTCCAAGCCTTTTTGCTGAATAGTGTGCTGAGTAAACGGCAAAGGAACTTCCAGGGTCTGATGGTCTGCGTCCTTAACGTATGCAATCATCATATCCAAGCCGCCTACACCTGCGCCAGCCAGCTCATTGGCTTTCAATACAGTTACATCCGGGTTATTGCGTTTAAACACAGACAGGATGGAATCTGCGACTACATCAGAATAAGGTGTGGAAGCAATGTAGTTGTATTGATCCGGCGGCAGTACCAAGGTATTAGGATTTTCTACGTCATTAGTCTGCTTGCTAACAGAATTAATAATGCCATTCATATCACGCAGAATCTGAACAGCGGTTTTATCTTTGAATTTAGTAGAAGAACCGGAGCCGTCACTAGGAACGGTATAGTTGCCGATGTTCGGATTATCCAGGATACCGACAACGCCATATTTTGCATCACCATGAAAAGCAATGCGGTTAATATATTCGTCGAGAGCACGGCGAACAGCAATAGCTTTGCGAGCGGTCAGCGGTTTTCTTGCCATAGCAGCACGGCGCAAGTCCTGCATGGTGTAGCCGTATGCTGCACCGCCAGCAATAACTTTAGCAATGTGTTCTTCGGCCAGTACATCTACACGAGTAAAGTCGGTTGCATAGTTGGCGATAGTCTTTGCCATGCCGACAGAACCCAAGGACTGATAGCTGATAGTGTCAGCGCCGGGGTCAACGTCAGAGGACATATCAAACAGTTTCAGCGCATTAAGATTAGCAAATTTCTGATCATAGGTTTTTGCCTTTACAGCTTCGAGTTCTTTTGCAACAAAAATGGTATCGCCTGCGTCTTTGCGCAAGCCGTCGCAACGCTCAATAACATTCAAGTCTAATTCATCATAGTGCATTTGAGTCATTACTATTTCACCTCTTCTTTTTTAATCAACCAATTTCGATAACTGCCAAGCCTGCTTTATCGCAGGAAGTAATAAATTTAGCACCGCAGCCAAGAGCTTCAATAGTGCCAGCAGCAACAGCATCTTTAACAAAAGTGCCGTCAGCAAGTTTCAGATGAGCTTCATCACCTGCGTTAACCGCACCTCCGGTAGTTACCCATACACGGCCTTTGGTTACAACAGGAACAGTGTAGTTTTGCGGATAATACTTCTTGCCAGCTTCCGGCGGCTCAATATGGGTATGCAGAGTTACACCGATAACTTTCGCACCGTCGCCGGATGCGGAAGGAGATTTTACCTGATGTTCTGCGTCAGTGCCACGGATAACGGCAGCAGCGACACCAATACCGTCAGCTTCTTCAACAGCAAAGGAATCTACAGTGTGAGCGGACAGGTCATACAGCGCACCCGCAAAAGATTTTTCCATGGTTAATGCATAATTAGTGATTGCCATTGTATTCACCTCTTTCTTATTCTTCACCACGCATACGCGCAATCATGCGGCTACGTGCATCGTTAGCAGAATCATTCTTAGTTTCTTGCTTTTCAGCACCGCCTTTAGCTTTTACGGCTTGATGTTTTGCGTTATCATTGCGAAGCATCTCTTTAGCAGCAGAATATGCGCCGTCAAGATAAGCATCAGATGCGCCGTCAAGCTTAAAAGATTCGCCGAATGCAGCTTTAACAATGCCAGCTTTTAACTCAGCGTTGGTCAAGCCATCGGTTTTTTCAACCTTTGCAATTTTAGCGGTTTCTTCAAGCTCCGCACGTTCCTGCATATCAGCCTTTACAGCTTCAACAGCCTCTTTTACAGCTTTCTCCTTTTCAGCATCAGCAGCATCAACTTTAGCTTTCAAGCCGTCACGCTCAGCAGTCATTGCGTCAAGTTTAGCTTTCTTATCGTCAGCATCAGCTTTAAGAGCGGTATTTTGCTCCTTTACAGATTTAAGCTCAGTGTTAGCAGTGTCAAGCTTTACACGAGCGTTTTCTTCTTTGTTTTGCAGAGAGTTGACGTAGTTAGCAATTTTCTCGTCAACTTCAAAATCAACAGAATCAATTTTAATTTTCATTTTTGTTTCTACTCCTTCGATAATTTCGTCGCCGTCAAGATTAAGCCGTGCTTTTGCTCCTGCACGCGCCCTATCAACAACGGCTAAATGATTGATACGGATGTTGCGTTGGATAGCATCATATTGCTGTCCGTCCGGCGTAGTGCCTGAAGTTTCTTCAAGGTCCACTCTGTAGCCTAAAGACAAGCCACGCTTTTCGCCGATAGCAGAGGGATTATGGATAACAATGTCACAGGCAATATTTGTTTCGTCCTTCGGATAACCGCTGGACAAAATCGTGCCAATGGCTAAATCTTGTGCGGTATCACTGTTTACAATGCCGCTGGCAGGATGTCCTACCACAATAGGCTTGCCGACAAAACTTGCTTCACTGTCAGTATCAAACACTTCCTCCGGCGGTCTGTACTCTCGTCTAATAGTCCCGTCTGGCTGTTGGTAGATATAGATGCCAGTACGTGCCACAATCGGAGAATCACGCAAGAAGCCGTCAGCGTCAGTAACTGCACCGCTAACAAACATCCATGAATCAATGCGTTCATATCGTTGTACACTTCCCAAAAAATTCACCTCCTTATTTTGGGGTATATAAAAAGCATATGCGACAAATTACATATGCCTTCTAACTTAATTCTTTACTTTTCTTTACATCCACCCTACCCATTGGAACTGCTGTTGTCATGTTCCATTGCTCCAGGTCAATAACAGGTAATGCTACGCAACGGCAGTTATAATCAATACACGGATGATATTTCGGAGAAGGATAAACCTTGATGCCGTTAATTTCACCAACCTTGTCGCTGTTCCAATAGAAGTATTTCCCATCCATCTCAGCATGAGAAGGTCTTACACGTTCATCATGTGACGATGACCATTGGTACACGCTTATACCGCAATCAACCTGCCTACGCATTGTTATAATGCCGTTCAGATTGCCTACCTCGTTCCTTGCGATAAATTTCGCCCGCTTGTCGGTAGTGTTAAGCAGCACCTTGATTTCTTCTTTAACTTCACTCATAGCAGTGCCACGCTGAACAGCATTGCTAACAATAATTTGCAGTTTTTCGATGTAGGTATTTACTATGCTGTCCACAAGCCTGCTCTGCTGCGCTTTCCATTCTGCTTTTACTGTATCAAGTAAGGCTGAATCATTTAAAAACACATCAACGCTGACTGCTTCTGCAAAAGCACTAATAACATTAGCATCAACAACGCTGGACACGCCAGCAAGAATAAGCTCTAATTCGCTTATAGCATCCTCGATAGTCATGCTCTTTAAAAGCTCGACAAGTATCGCCTGAACGAAAGCATCTGTAACAGTGCTGTCATCGTCCTGGCGCAACGAATATGCCAGCATAGGTATATTGTTATTCGTGGCACTTTTTAAACGTCTTACAACGGCTCTGAGGACGCGATAATAATCACGCTCAAAATTCTTTGGATATTTCGGACGCTTCTTTACTTTAAGGTAGCGTATCGATTTCTTCTGTTTCTTCATCATCTAAATCCAGCTCACTTTCTGTAACTGGAATATCCCCACGCTCTTTAAGGTATTGGCGTGCTTGCGTTGCGTCTAACAGTTGATTATCGACCAGGTCAAAAACAAGCTTAACAACGGCAGCTCTTACTTCTGCCTGTGTCTTGTCAACATTTGCTTGTTCCAGATCATTCAGCGGTTCGATTGCCTTAAACTTAATGCTCCACTTTTCAAGCTCTTTGCCGTTGGTAGGTCCTTCCTTTGCAAGCTGAATAAGTCTTACAAGATACTCTAACGCTGGTCGAATTTTCCTGCGTTGAATACGTCTGACGGTATCGTAGTAAATCTGCAAGTCGCTCTTGCCTGTGCTGTTCATGCCAGCCGGAGAACGCCCAAACAAAACAGTAAAAGGATACCCGGTAACAGCACATAAAGCCTGCTCAAACTCTTGAATAATATCAGTCAAGCCTGTGAGCGGAATGTTAAAAATGCCGTATTCATCTTCCTTGTCAACGGCTACACTGCCATTAATTCTGCGTGAGTAGTCTATCAGCTCTAAACGCCGAATAACAGCTTGCGTGCCGTCTTCTCTTGCCAGCAAATTGCTTAAACCTTCAAGCTTTAACAGTGACGTGCTAACCTTGTCCATTATGTCGATTGTTTTATTCATTGCAGTTTTTACACGGTTTAGCGCAGCCGGAACACCATCCATACATGATAAGCCAGCACCATTATTAGCAACACGCTCTATCTTCGGCAGCATTTCGCCGTCAAAAATAAGCAGTCTGCTTCTGTGCACTTTAAACTGATTTCCGTTTGGTGGCGAAATCATGTAAAACTCCGGCTTACCAAAGTTCGCATCTCGAATATCTGTATCAAGATAAATTGAGGTTGTGTCCGGGTAAATATCTCGCTTGTCAAAAATTTCTAATCCGTTAATCCTGCGTAAACGGTTGATATTAATAGGCTCGCTTAATTCCTGCCCATCGTCAGCAAGGATAAGAGCACAAGACATACCGAACAGTCTGTCCCAATATAAAGCCTCTGTAATCTTTTCCTGAACAAACAGCGTTTCAAGCTCCTGCAAGATACAATCGTCAGAATCGCCTTCGATTTCTATAAAATTTTTCATAGCATCATCGGCAACAAGTGTAACAATCCTTCGCACGAGAGCATTTCTGTACATTGTAGCCAATGTTAAGTCTGTGAGCTTTCGCTCATTTAGCAGGCCTTCATAATTGCGAGCTTTACGTGTAATGAAAGCATCTTTAAAGCCGCTATCTGCACGAATTGAATTATCTTTTCTTTTTCGCTTTACCATTATTCCTCCTAGCTCGTTAAGCCGCCCCAGCTGCGTGAATTCATGAGCTTGTTAAACGCATCACTTGACGCATCCACCATATCATCATGCTTGCTTTCCGGGAACGATTCAAGTTCTGACAGATACATATCATTCCATTCACTTTTAAGGACAAGGACGTTTCCTGCCTGCACCTGTGAAGCAAATGGAGTAGCACGAACCTCTTTGCTGCCTGTCGGCGATACAATCTCAACAGAATATCCGGCAAGCATTGATACAAGGCTTTGAGCTTGCGCCTTGCCTGCCTGTCCTGGGTCTTGCGGTATCGTAATTTGTACAAATTTGTATTTACCATGGTCTATTGCTGCCATGTTGCGCAGAAGATTCCTAGCGTCATTCGCCTTTATCTGCTTGCGTTTTACATCAAGGACGATTACTCTGCCATCGTCAAGCAGTCCCATTAACACGCCTGCTGTTGCGTCGGGGTCCGGGTTAAGCGGCGTAGGCTCTGTTGCTGCCAAGTCCCAGGAACGTGCATAAGCAACGATATTTTTCGGTACAGCATCAACAAAGGTGAAGTTTTCTGTTTTGAAGTACATACCAGCAGCAGGACGGATTTTCCAGTTGCCATATAAAAGACGTTCTTTGTCAATTTCTGCCAACGCTTTAAGGTTAGCCATGTATGACGGGTCTTTAGCCATTAACACCTTGTTGTCTGTCAGTTTAGACGCTATAAACGTAACCGACTTGCATTCTTCAACATTTACGCCGTGTTCCTTTGCGAGTTCATGCGGATTACTTCCCCAATAAATCGTATCATTCAGGACGCACATATAACGCACAACACCGCTGCGCTCGTAGATTGGATAGCCTGTATCTTGATTTATCCACCAAGAAATAAAATCAGCTACCCAACTATCGCTGTCCGGGTTGCACGTCGCTCTTACATAAGGACGGATACCGCACGTTGAACGGTTACGAGAAAGCATATACAAAAATTGGTGTCGGCTAAAATGCGTCAGCTCGTCAAATGCTAGATAGCAGATTTCTGAGCCTTGCCAGCCTTGCAAATCTTCGTCACGCTCCAAATGCGCAAAATGAATTCTTGCTCCGCTGGGACTAAAAAACCAATGTAGTTTTGGAGTTTTCTTAGGTTTTGCGCCTTGCACTTGTCCATATATTTTGTTAGCAGCATCCCACAAACCGCCTGAAGCTGTGATTTGAGTATAATTTTTTCGAAACACAACGCCGCTAAATCCTGCTATATCTTTATGCCTTAATCCTTCCAGGAGAAGCGCAAAGGTTTTTCCACCGCCAGCCGCTCCACCATAAATTACAATATCAGCAGAAGAACACATGAAAGCTGTTTGCGGTCCCGGTTGCGGAGTTAGATACAGAGGCTCAAATGTATCTCTGCCGTTATTTGGAATGTAGATAGATTGGTAAGCGTCTATTGTTTCAACGCTTGCATCTTCCGCTAGCGACAATATACCTCCGTCAGCTCCTGCCAATGTAGCAAGAGTGCGAATTGCATTAACATCACTTTCTTTTAAAGCTTTGTTAAGCAACTTTGCTATCATTAAGGCTTGATAGTTTTGATCTTGCTCGTCTAAGCCGAAAGCGTGTAAAAAACTTTTTGCTTTATCGTCGTGGACTTGTGATTCAAGTATCGTCTTTGCTATCTGCTGTAAGTTTTTTTTCGCCCGTCTTATTTCACCGGATTTTTTGCCGCCAACAGTTCCTCTTTTCCTTGCTTCATCCTTGCTTCGGACAGGCCTTAAATTGCTAACATTTCCTCGTGCTGGCACATTAAAACACCTGTCCTTTCTTTAGATTTTATTTGCTGTCTACAAGGTAAAATTCTTTTCGCAGCTCTGCGTTTACCAAGAATTGTCCACCACAAGAAGCAGTCTTTGTTTTTACTCCTGGCTTTTTAATTCCTCTAGCAGTCATACAAGAGTGTTCGCCCTGAATAACTACAATAACGTCCTCTGTCCCTAAAATTTTTGTAAGAATGTCGCGAATTTCCTTGCCGATACGCTCTTGGATTTGTAGACGTTTTGTTACTGCGTCAGCAATACGTGCAATTTTGCTAATGCCGATAACTTTACCGTTAGGGATATAGCCTACATCAACAGTCATGTTATACATGAGTGCGATATGGTGCTCGCAATAAGAAAAGCAGTTGATGCCTTTTAGCACTACCATATCATCATTATCGCAGGAAAAGCATTTGTTGAATTTTTTTGCGATTTCGTCGTTGCTAACACTGGCGTACTCTAATTGCTCCATTAGCATTTTTGCGAACCGTTTAGGGGTTTCAATAAGTCCCTCTCGGTTTGGATTTTCACCAATACCTTCAATAATAAGCCTTGCGGCCTGTTCTAGCTTTTTAGCGTCCATGTTTACACGCCCCTTTTATCTTTATCCCAAATAATTTTATGAAGCTGCACTTGTACGCAGATGTTATACGGCGAATTTTTTGCGTACTCTACAAGCTCCGCAGGTTCGATTGCGCCCCACACTGGCGAGATGTAAACTTTTGCCTGGCATTTGATTTTTTTGCAATGGTCAAGCACCCGGTCTACGTCGTTAAAATCTTCTTTGCTGCCAACTACAAATTTTACAACGTCCTTTGCGTTAAGGTGCTTGTAATTATCCATTAGCATTTTATTAGATTCACCAGACGTGCCGCACTTGTAATCAATGGTATAAAAAATACCGCTTAACCTTTTTTTGTAAAGCGGTACAGCACCATTTGTTTCGATATTCACCTCATATTTGGCTTTGTGCAGCAGTTCAAGAAGTGGTTGCAAGTCGTGCAGGAGTGGTTCACCGCCGGTAATAGTTACACGCTTGCAGTTATACTCGCTTATCTCATCCATAAGCTCCTGCTCATTATAACTGCTGGCAGCATCTGCGAATTGTTGAGCATAGATTGTATCGCAATAGCTACAACGCAGGTTGCAGCCAGCCAAACGAACAAATACAGAAGGATAGCCAGTTCGCTTTCCTTCTCCTTCGATACTTTTAAAAATGGCTCATTGTATAATGAAATTGCACACCTGAAAAATCGAATAAAAAATAGTCCAT